ATGACAATGTAATACATATCAACTACAAGGCAGTGCAGGATGATGGCACAATGCTTTGTGAAGATATACTTTCAAAGAAAGATTTTGAACTGAAAACAAAGAACATGAACAAGGACATTGTTCTTGCAAACTATCAACAGGAACCAATAGATGTGAAGGGCAGATTGTACACATCATTCAAAACATACACAGAGGTTCCAAAGGATGGCACAGGAAAACCATTATTCAGGTATATATTGAATTACACGGACACTGCTGATGAAGGCAGTGATTTTTTATGTTCAATTTGCTATGGAATGTATGAAGGTGCTTATTACATCCTGGATGTGCTATACACGAAAGAGCCAATGGAAGTGACGGAACCTGCAACAGCAAAGATGCTGACGAAACACAATGTTGGTTGTGCATTGATAGAATCAAACAATGGTGGTAGAGGATTTGCAAGGAATGTTGACAGGGAATGCAAGGAACTTGGAAACAAACATACTGTTGTGAAATGGTTCCACCAAAATCAAAACAAGATTGCAAGAATACTATCCAACAGCACATCTGTTATGAATAACGTGTATTTCCCGGTGAATTGGGAAGATTTATGGCCGGAATTTGCAAAGGCTATGAAAACATACCAAAGGGAAGGCAAAAACCTAAATGATGATGCACCGGATGCTGTAACAGGTGTATATGAGAATCCGAAACCTAAAGGAACATGGCTTGTCTGATAGGCAGACAGGGGCAGGAATAGGCCTGAAATAACAAAGGCAAGGAAATATCCATAAACCAAATAAAATGCAAATATGAAGCGATTTGAAAGGGGTGTATAAATGCTTACAACAGACGAAATCAAACAATTTTTAATCGAAGATGAAGGTTCGATTTTAAAGAAAAAGGCTGCCGAAGGTGATAGATATTACAATGGCGAACATGACATATTAGATTGCAGGATGTTCTATTGGAATGCAGATGGCGAATTGGTAGAAGATGATACCCGGTCAAATGCTAAAATACCACATCCATTCTTCACAGAGTTGGTAGACCAAGGAACACAATTTGTATTATCAGGTGATGAACAAATCATTTGTTCTGATGATGAACAATTGCAGGCTGAAATGGATGCGTATTTCAACAAAAACAAGCGATTCAGAACCGAACTTTCAGAAACAATCACAGGTATGCAGAGCAAAGGTTTTGACTATCTGTATGGATTCATAGGAAAGAAAGGTAGGCTTGAATTTGAAAATGCTGATTGCCTTGGTGTTGTTGAAGTAGAAGGAAGATTTGCAGAGGATGGAAAAGACCAACGCATCTATAAATATGTTGACAGAATCGACAAAGATGGCCATACACAATGGAAAATCCTTGTTATGGATGATGAAAACACATATTACTACAAACAAACCGATAATGGCGAAATTGTAGTGGATGATAGTGTTGAAATAAATCCAAAGCCACACGCAGCATATATGAAGGATGGGAAGTTGTACAAGAAAGATGTTCGATTTTTGCCATTCTTCCGGCTTGACAATAACAAGAAGCGGAAAAGCCTTTTGGTGGCTGTCAAAGCATTGATTGATGATTATGATATCCATGCATCTTCATTGACAAACAACCTGATTGATTTTGATACACCACTTCATGTTGTAAAAGGTTTCATTGGTGATGATTTAACAGAACTGCAACAGAACTTGAAAACAAAGAAGATAATTGGGTTGGATGAAAATGGCGGTGTTGAAGTTCACACAGTAGATATTCCATACCAGGCAAGGAAAGAAAAACTTGAATTGGATGAAAAGAATATTTACAGATTCGGCCAAGGTTTGAACACACATGGTTTGAAAGATACCAATGCCACAACCAATATTGCAATCAAGGCATTGTATTCATTGTTGGAATTAAGATGCAAGAAGATAATCGAACAGTTGGAATTGTTCTTGCAGGAAATAATTGAAGTTGTTTTGGTAGAAATAAACGACAAGCAAAAGACAGACTACAGCATTGATGATGTTTATTTCAATTTCAAACCTGAAATAATGTCAAACGAACAGGAAAATGCACAGAATGCATATACAGAAGCACAGGAACAGCAGACAAGAATCAATACATTGTTAGCAGTGGCAGCATACCTTGACAATGAAACACTTATGAAGGCCATTGCAGAATTGTTGGATTTGGATTGGGAAGAAATCAAAAACAAGATTCCTGATCCAAACGAAGCAGAAAATGCATTGAAGGATGCACAGGGGGCATTGGATGGTGTAGAAGCAGGTGGTGTAATTGAATAAAAGACAAAAAGAGTTGCAACAACAATATCTGAATAACGAAAAAGCAGTGTTGCGGAAGTTGGAAAGCAATTACCGGGATGCCCTTGCAGAAATCAATTCCAAGATTGAATTGCTGATGGCAAGACAAGATGCAGATATGCAGCACGTTATATATCAGATTGAATATCAACGTGCATTAAAAACACAGATTCAGGCCATTCTTGAAACCTTACAGGCAAATGAATTTGAAACTGTTTCTGAATATCTCACACAATCATATGAAGATGGCTTTATTGGTACCATGTATGATTTGCAGGGGCAGGGCATACCATTGATATTTCCCATTGACCAAGAACAGGTTGTGGATGCAATACAGCATGAAACAAAGCTGTCTGAAGATTTGTACACTACAATGGGGCATGATATGAAAGACCTGCAAAAGAAGATATCCGGTGAAATCAGCCGGGGATTGTCAAGCGGTCAAATGTATTCAGAGATAACAAGGAACATTGCATCATGGGCAAGAATCCCTAAAAACAGGGCAATGACCATTGCAAGAACAGAAGCACACAGAATACAGACCAAAGCATCAATGAATGCCTGTAACAAGGCAAAATCAAAGGGTGCGGATGTGGTTAAACAATGGGATGCTTCATTGGACAGCAAAACAAGGGATTCACACGCAAAGGTTGACGGAGAAATCCGGGAATTGGATGAAAAGTTTTCAAATGGCCTTGAATATCCGGGCGATCCAAAGGGAAGGCCGGAAGAAGTCATAAATTGCAGATGTGCATTGCTGCAACGTGCAAGATGGGCATTGGGTAACGATTACACAAAATGGTCGGAAGATGCAGAGGTTATCACAGATGATGAAGGCACAACACAATTTGTGAAAGTTGATGCAAATAGTTATAAGGAATTCAAAGGATTCTACAGAGATATAACAAACCAAATGACAATGAATTTTGAAAACGGAAATAAAAATCGTGTCCGGTCAAGTGTACAAAAGATGAAACAAAATGCAACCAATAATATATCAATGGCTGCAAAAGAAAATTCTATTAAATGGCAACCAAAAGGCGATAAAATATCAAATGCTTCCTACAAAGAAATTATGGCTTACGCAAGAAGCAAAAATGTTGAATTGTCAGGTTTTAAACAATATGATGGCAAGATTGAAACTATCATGCAATTAGTAGATGATGCGGATTCAGTTATGAGATTATACCCAGGACTAAAAACAGGAAAAAACAAAGTGATTTTAGAATTGGATAGATTGATGGATAGTGAAGATTTCGCAAAAACGATTGGGCATATCATACATATTAACGCAGATGCATTCCGAAACACCGACCTGTTGAATGGTGAATATTTGAAAGCAGTAAAAGATAAATGGTTTGTACAAGGAACCGATTATCATGCTATTGTCAAACATGAAATTGGCCATGCGGTTGCAAATAGATACAACATCAATGGATTGGAAATTGCAGAAAGAATAACAGGAAAAAAAGGTGCAAATTTAACAGAATTTCTTGAAGAAAATCTATCTGAATATTCAGCATCATATGAAGATGGAAGGGAAATCATATCAGAATGTTTTGCAAGTGTGTATGGTGGAAGTATCAAAAATGAATTTGCGTTGAAGTTTGTGGAAGAATGTGGTAAAATTATATCACAAAAATAAAAAGGGGGTGTTTATATGACTGCCAACAAAGAAAGTGTGTATTGGAAATCTAACAAAGAATGGTATAGAATCAATTCCGAAGGCAGGTATGAACTTACCGAAAAAGCAACAGAAAGAGCAATTAAAAGTTTTGAATTGTTTAAATCTAAAAAATAGAAAGCACTTTGCAGAATAAGCAGGGTGCTTTTTTAGTGCAAAGAAAAGGGGGAAACAAAATGATAATTGTTGGTGCAATTATAGCAGGTGTATTAGTAGGCATTGGAATAGTCGGTGCAGCATTAGCATTGGTGAATGCAGAACAATGTTATGAAGAAGGCGGTCAACAGACTGCCTTTTTTATATGAAAAAAAAGAAAGAGAGGAAAAGAGCATGAAAAAGATTGATTGGGTAAGAAAACTTACAAGCAGAAAACTTTGGACAGCAGTTGCATCCTTTGTGGCAATGTTGATTGTTGCATTGGGCGGTGCAGAATCCGAAGCAACACAGGTGACAGCCTTAATCATGGCAGGTGCTTCCGTGATTGCTTACATCATAGGTGAAGGCCTGACAGATGCATCAAGCACAGACAAGGAGTGATGAAGCATGGAATTGAAAGTATTGAAGGGTATTGATACAAGTAAATGGCAAGCAAGCAAGGTTGACTATGCAGCAGCAAAAAAAGCAGGATATTCATTTGCCATTTTAAGAATCGGATGTGGCAATACAAAAGATAAATGCTTTGAAAAAGATTATGCGGCAGCAATTGCAGCAGGAATGTTGGTTGGTGTGTATTTTTACACAACCGCAACAACTATAGAACAGGCATTTCAGGATGCTTCAAGGGTTCTTGGTTGGTTGAATAACAGGCATCTTGATTTGCCGGTAGCATACGACATTGAAGATGCAAAACAGAAAGGCACCAACAGAAAAGCAGTGAATGCAACAATGTACAACACATTTGCAAATGCTATTAAAAAAGCCGGATATGAAACAATGATTTATACAGGGGAATATTTCTACAACAACTATTTCTTGAAGGAAAATATCACAGATAAGTTGTGGATTGCAAAATATGCTTCAAAAAAACCTTCTGTTGGTAGAAATATTGAGATGTGGCAGTACACATCAGATGCGATTCCTTCTGATTTCTACAAAAAGAAATTAGATAGAAACTATTTGTATGGAACATTAGAAGAAACAGAAGTTTCAGGCAATCCATACCCGGTACCAACACGCAACCTGAAACGCACATATCCCATGATGAAGGGAAATGATGTGAAATGGATTCAGTGGGAATTAAATTCAAAAGGGAATAATCTTGTTGTAGATGGAAAATTCGGAAACGATACAAAGAAAGCAGTGCAAGAATATCAGAAGGCACATGGCCTGAAGGTAGATGGCATTGTTGGTTCCGCAACAAGATATTCAATGTTAAATGATTAAAAGGCATCATTTTGTTGAGTTCAACAAATTGGTGCTTTTTATATTGTCCAAAAGCCTGAATGACATATAAAAGCATGGCAATTTGCCCTGATGATGGCATATAAAAGCATCTTGTCAGTGGTGACACCACATATAAAAACAGCAGACAACGAAAGGAAAAAGGATATGGAATTTTTAGAAAAAGTTTTGGGTGAAGAACTTTACAAACAGGTGGCAGAGAAAATCAATGCACACAATGGCAACGAAGCAAACAAAGATAATCAAATCAAGATTGGAAACCTTGGAACAGGTGAATATGTTAGCAAGTTGAAATATGACGATATTGCCAATCAGATTGCAGGCAAGGAAACAGAATTGCAATCTGCAAATGATTTGATTGCTGAATTGAAAAAGGCATCAAAAGGCAATGAGGAAATGCAAAACAAGATTGGCACCTATGAAACACAGGTGGCAGAACTGCAAGCACAGTTGCGGGAAACAAAAATCAAATCCGCAGTAAAGGTTGGTTTATTAGCGGAACATTGTACAGATGTTGACTATGTGACCTACAAACTGATGGAAAGCCTGAAAGAAAAGGGTGAATCCTTGGAACTTGATGAAAACGACAATATCAAAAATTGGGAAGGCAGATTGTCCGGTTTAAAGACACAACTTCCAACACAGTTCCCTAACAATGCAGATGATGGTGATGGTTTTGTTCCGGTAGAAAACAAAGGTTTGCCAAAATCATACACTGATAAATCGGTTACAAAGGAACAGTTCAGAAATATGACATACGAAGAACGTGTGGCATTAAAACAGAGCAACGAA